GAAATCTTAGCCACGAGGGGGGCGGGTCGTCCGTCCCATATTAAGTTAGCCTCATTATTCCAGACATCAAAATCCACTGTTAAGCTGGGTAAGACGGACAAATCGACCGACAAATCGACCGACAACGTGTTTGAGTTAGCGCGAGTTAGCGCGAGTTTGACTGAGTTAGCGCGAGTTAGGAGTCCCGTAAAAAAATATGCGAAAAAAAACGTGTGTAACACGTTAAGGTGCATCTTATTTGACCCTTATTCGACCCTTGGTTACATTGCGTCATAGCAAACGTCACAATGACCTCATAATGACAGGAGATGGATATGGAAGTTTACCTTGGGAAAACCGTGATTTACGAGCCTGCTGGCGGTATGCAGTACCGTGGCATGAAGCTGGTAGCGGTCATAACTCGCGTTTATGAGAACGAACGTGTCAATCTGGCGATATTCGACCCTACGGGCAATATCATGCAGAACCCGCCGACAAACATCGGGATTGACCAGTTGAGCGAAGCTGCTCCAGAAGTACATGCAGACGATTGCCTTTGTGGTCGATGTGTGAGTAACCGTTCTATCGTTCGGCAGCGTTCGCCGAACAGTGCCGAACAGTTTAACACGCATATAGGCGGTGTTTCCAATCCCCACCATCAATCCATGCCGAACAGTACCGAACAGTTTGGAGTTCCCCCAATGGGAGGTGTTCCCAACATTCCTTTTGACAAATCAGAGTTACCGGCTGGGGCGAGAATGGTCGAGCATCGACCTGCGACCCCAGAAGAAATTGAAGCTGCGAAAGCAGGGATTGGAGTATCTAACGTGAAAAGTCCTAAGAAACCCGTGAAAAAGCCTGTAAGAAAGCCAAAGAGTCCTCGCAAGCCTAAATCGGGGTACTAATGGCCTCTGAACCTAAAGAAAAGAAAGCTGATGTTCGTGCGGCTATTGAGTGGGCTTGGCTAAACTACGACAAATGCGTAATCAGGGATGAGCGTAACATTGCTATTGCTCTTGATTTTGAGAAGGCAACTGACGATCCCCCTGAAGGCGGTAAGCAATTCCTTGATTTAGCTTTTACCAACAAGGTGGCTTTTTACAAGGATTTTGTAATGAAAGCCTTGGGTACAGATATGGACGAAGAAGACGAAGTTACCATAAAAGAACGCAAATCTATTAAGGATTTAACTGATCTTTTGGGTCAATTTCAGGAGCAATCGGCTAAAAAGAAGAGGAAAAAGGCATAAAAAAACCGCACCAGTGAGGGTCATTCAGTCGATGGACATCGTTTGAAAAACTGGTGCGGCTTTATTCCGTCTACCCAAAGCGGTTTCAAGGCAACTTCGGGAGGTGCATAAGCTGGAGAGAACGAATCCGCAACTTATCCTTCCATTTTACATGCTCTGCTGTGTTTGTCTAGGGTGTCGTCTTTTTGTCGTCTTTTTGTCGTCTCTTGTCCGTTTTTGTGTCCGTTTTTTGACAGGGTGGCGCGGAGGTGGCGCGGAGGTGACATTCTTTGACACGGTAAAAACCGACAAAAAATGACGAGGTGGCGCGGAGGTGACATAACAAGACTGAAACGTGAACGGAAATGTTGTGTCCGTTCCAGTGTCGTCTTTATGTCGTTTTTTTGTCGTCTTTTTCTAGTGAAAATTTGCACGAGTGTTGCACTAGCTTAAAATCTGTGTAAATTGTGATCTGGCTCTTATTCCGAGAACGATAGTTGGTTGAGTCAAAACAAGTCGATGGACATTCACGTAGCGTATGAGAATCCGGTGGCAAGCGTTTTCTAGCCTGCCCGTATTGAAGAACTACGAAGGTGAAAGCAACTTACTATCGTGCCGTAACAAGCGTTGCCACCATAAATTTGCAAGGATTAGGTTGATGGCCTTGCAGAGTCCCATTGCATCTGATTTTACTTTTAAAAGTAAATTTATTCAGAGTAAGCCGGTTTTTTAACCGGCGCACCTTTCTCTTAGGGATTCCTTTGTTTTTTTTCGGGTCTTTGGTACGCTATTTAGTGGTTCTGACTTAAAGGAAAACATGATGATTCGTTTCGTATTGATCTTGGTTCTGTCTGTTTCAATCGTTTCAGGATGCAAAACAGATGTAACCAATCCAGAAGACACAATTGATGCCGTTTCTGAGTTTGACGGCTTGGCTCAAGATTGCTTTGACGCATCAGTGCGCATTCGCAGTCGCAATTCAATTGGTTCAGCCTCAGCGGTCAGATACCTTAGAACCGTAGATTCGACGGTTTCGACAGTCGATAGTGTGCTTGATGCTACGCATGTTGAGTTTGAAACTAACCGGCATGTTGCCGGAGATCGAGGAACCAGACATGTGGTTGACGTTTGGTACGAAGGTAAGTTGGTTTCGAGCGTAAATTGCCAAACCGACGATTCTTGGTTTGAATCTGGCATTTCTAAGGATATTGCAACAATAGTTGTGTCCCTAGAAACACTTGGCGGCGCGGTTCCAATTGTGCCTTCTGCTCCCTATGGAGAAGCCGATCTTAAAGCTGGTGAAAAGATTTTCACTGTCGGCTGCTCGGACGGTCGCGTTCCGCGAGCAAGGTGCGGTTCAATCTTGCAAGTTTCAAACGGATTGATTTACTATATTCCAAAATCCATATCCGGCGATTCAGGGTCGGCTGTTTTTAAATATTCAAGTCAACGAGACGCTTGGGAGGTAGTAGGGCGAACTGCATGGGCAATGCAGGTTGATGGGAGGTGGATAGGGCTTGCAATGACATCAGATAGAGTAGCGGACATTCGGGCTGGTCGTGTCTCTGCTGGTAATTTTGACTTGCCTGAAGGTGCAGTATCCCTTTCAACAATTTGCAGTAGCTTGCCGGAAGGAGCCGTAACGTGCGATCAAGTAAAGCATGTTGCTATGCAGGACGAGACTGAACTCCCCAAGCGTCTTGAAGTCAGCCGACAACGAAGGTGGCGATTTCCTATTCGTGGTGAAGATATTCGCCAGAAACCAGATCGCCAGAATCGAATACGGGAATGGTCAATTCTTGGCGGCATTGCTGATTTCTTTCGGTCGCTTATCCGTTTTGCTATGTGGGCGGCAATTATTATGGCTGTGTTGGCGGCTTGGGTAGCCCCGACAATTCTTACACCGTTGAAATACGATTGGCCTATCCAATTCGTAAAACTAATATTAACCAAGCTGAGGAAGTAGCGATGAGAACCAGAAATTTAGTGTTTGTTGTTTTGTTTTTGCTAGCTGTTCCAATTGGGCTAGTGGCGTGTGACTTAATTGTTCCCCAAGAGCCAATTGAAGTTCCAATGGTTGTTGAAACGCAAATTGGTCAAACTTCTTGCGAATCATGTTTGCAAGGTGTTACCAGTCGAGTTGTTGACAGAGTTGTGTTTGAGCGTCCGGTTATGGAAAAGGTTGTGCAAGTAACAAGAGAACGCCGTGTTCGCCGGAAGCCAGTGCGTTCTTTACTTCGTCGTTTGTTAAGGCGGTAGCCGTTGAGTAAGACTAAAAATCCATACTACGCCATGATCCCTAAAGACATTCAGGGGAACTTAGCTTGGCGAGCCAAATGGCGAACAGCCGCGATGAAAGATAAAGGTCTTCAGCGTGACTTTCGCCAAATGGCAATGGATGACGTTCTTTTTTTCTTTGGTGCTATGTGCTGGGCGTTCGAGCCTAGGTCGGCAATTAAAATCTTGCCGTTTGTTCCTTGGAAACACCAAGAAGAAGTTATGGTCGGCATGGACGATGCCGTAGATGGAGCAGAGGAACTCTACGAAACAACGCAAACGTGTCTTGATGTTGTGTTGGATAAAAGCCGAGGCCAAGGTGCAACGTGGATGTACCTAATGATTTGCCTTCGTCGTTGGCTTCGGGATGACATGTTTTCGGCAGGGCTAGTAACTCGTACTGAACGGTTGGTTGATTCAGACCGCGATCCAGATACGTTGATGTGGAAAATTATCTGGGCAATGAAATTATTGCCAGCGTGGATGATGCCCGAAGGCTTTAATTGGGCAAAGCACAGGAACGTAACTGAACATTCGCTGTTAAATCCTAAAAACGGTGCTTCAATTGTTGGTTACGCTGCAACAGGAGACGTAGCCCGTGGTGGT